ATTACTCTCTATTGAAAATTCTATCTTTAAACTTAATCTATCCTCGCATAACTTTATCATCCTTATCACTGGCGACATATTCCATAATAAATCAGTCGTCGGTAATTATGGTCTCGCCCTTTTTAAAGCATTTATTCAATCATTATCCAAAATAGGTCGCCTATTCATTATCTCAGGAAACCACGATTATGACCAATCAGACCCTAATAAACCTTCACTTGTATTCTCTTCTACCTTCGATATCCCTAATGTTTCCGTTCTAAATACTTCAACGTCTTTTATCATTGACGACATTGGCTTCTCCTTCGTTAGTATCGATAAAACTTTAGACAATTTTAGAAATAGCGGAAGAATTACTGAGCTACCTCCTTTCCCTACAATCTCTGAAAAAGTTAAATATAAAATTGCTTTGTTTCACGGGTCTTTTGCATCCGCTAAACTATTTAATGGCAAATCCATTGAAGAAACTTTTAACCCTTATCCTCTCGAATGGGTTAAAAATTTTGATTTTGTTTTACTTGGTGATATCCATAAGAGACAGGTTTTCAAATATAAAAAGAAGACTATATGCGGGTATTCTGGTAGTTTAATACAGCAAAACTATGGGGAAGATATTATAGAGCACGGGTATTTATTGTGGAACCTTGACACTAAAATAATAGAAGAGATTAACGTTTATAATAATATTGGCTATATTAATGTGATTGAAGATGAAAACAATACTATCCTTATTAGAACCAATGGCAAATATACTGAACCATTAGAAACATATATTAAAAATAATATTAATTATTTCCCAAAAAATTTAGAAATAAAATCTTTTACAAATATAAATTATCAATCTCTTAGCATTATATTGAACTCTTTTAATATTTCTTTTCAAATTGTTTCTAGAATAAATACCAATCAGTTAAGCAACACAACCACAAAGCATCCTCATAACACCAACGAAGATAGCAATATAGATAACTTACTTAATACTAACTATTTATTAGATTACTTTAAAAAACTCTTATCATCTGAAGAGTATAACATATTACTTAAAATAATTAAAGATAATGAAACCTTGCTTTTTGATATACATAAATACCCTGAAGACCTTCATACCGAATGTATAAAAAGAAATAAGGAACTGATACCAATCATTAACTCTTGTAATACCAATGTTGAACTAACAACCTTTAAAAAATCTTTCTTGATTAAATATTTAGAATGGGGAGGCTTATTATGTTATGAAAATAAGAACTGGGTTAATTTTAAAGATTTAGATGCGAAGACCTTTATGATTAGGGGGTCTAACGGAACTGGCAAATCGGCTATTTATGATATCCTCTTACTAGCAATATGGGCTACTAATAATAAGTTAGATACTTACTCAGCTGGCTTTATAAATCACAATAAAGACAAGGGATATACAATTGTCGATATAGAGATTGATAACATTACCTATCGTATTAAAAGAGATTTTTGTAAAAAGAAGAATACTTTCAAAATTGTTAATAAATCTTCAGTTCTCTACAATTTTGATACTACAAATACGCTAGTAATATTAAAGAAGGATAGCGCTTGTAATGCTGAAATCAAAACTTTATTTGGTGATATAGAAACATTCCTTTCAACTTCTATGATTACTCAGAATATTGATAATGATATTCTAACATTGAACTATAAAGATACTTTGGCTACTATAGATAAAGCTCACAATATCCAATATATTTATCACCTATATAACCTGTTTAAAACGGCTATTAACAAATACAAGGATTTTAGGAAGGTTATAAATAATAAAAAAGAGGTATATGAAAAACTCCTATTTAATGGTGCAAATAGCGACGTTAATGATGCGGTTATTTCTAAACTATCCGAAGAACTCTTCGATTTAAATAGTGAAAACGAAGCATATCTGAAAACCTTCAATTCTATTAATATAGATATTAGTAATCCTTCGCTCTTGTCTATTATCGATACCGATTATATTACATTGATTGATACTATAGATAGTAGCTTTATTGTGTCTGAAGATATCTATAAAGAATACCTAAATAAACTTAATCACTATAAATACTCTATTAATGATGAATGTTTAAAAGATATGAAAAGATTAGTCAAATCTTATACTCTGCAACTCGAAGATGATTTTAATAAATTACCATCCCTAAATAAACCTTGCGATTTCACCTTTCTTAGCAGCGAAGAGAATGCTTTGCAAAACTATATTAAAGATAATAACGCTGATACCGAAGATGACTTAATTATACAAAAAGAATACTTAGCAAGAACAAAGAAAACCCTTAGCGATTTGATTACTAATAAACCTAACAAGGTATCTACGTATTCACCTAATAGAAATATTGATAAACTAACCTCTATAATTTTGAAGATTTATAATTCCTTAGAACTTTTCAACAATTTTATATCTTTAAATACTAAGCCATCTATTATTGATGTCTTGATATTAAAAAAACTGAAAGCGGCTATAAGCGAACCTTTGACTTTTGAGAATTATAATACTGCAGTCCAATCTAAAGAATTACTTGATAGTGAAGTAAATAATATCAAAAATACGCTTGTATCTTTAGATAAGGATTTTAATGCATTATTTTCTAAACAACAGCAGATTACTATCAAAAGTATCCCTAGTATTATTACTTATAAACAATTTAAAACTGCGCAGTCTATTGCTAAGGAACTAAAACACTATAATATCGACGTAATTGATAAGCAAATCTCTGAGGATGAAATAGTAATAAGCAATTATCATAAAAGGATTGAAGAGATTAATATACTTGATATAGAGATTGATACCTATAATAAAGAACTAGCATTACTTAATACTAATGATGACTATAAATATAACCCCGATTGCTGTATTTGCTGCAGCAGGACTTGGGTATCACGTATTAAAGAACTCGAAATAATTATAGATTGTCTTGCTAATAAACGTTCAGTAAATTACGATGTTAAAGACTACAATCTAGTATCTGAGCGCTTTGAAGAAAACAAAAAGAAACAAGCAAATTATTACTTGCTGAATGAGTGGTATTATTATTTTAAGTTTAAAGAAACCTATGATAAGATAACAAATGATATGAATAGTATTATAAATACTAAAAATACTTTGAATGAAGAGTATATTAATAAAACTCTTGAACTTACCAGCATCACTGAATATATCGAGTATTTCATTCTCTACTCCTTTCAGTTGTTTGATGAATTAAATAATATACGGCTCTTTGATAACTATTTATCTTGGGAAAATAACTATAATGAAACCAATGCGCTTATTGATAAATTAGAAAAAGGTATCCATTATAATCTTGTTATAAAACCACGTATTGCCAAGTATATCGCGCTTAAAAAAGAGTATGAAGAATGGCTCTTGTATGATAAGAATAAAAAGATAATAGATGCTTATCATTACTATGAGTTTAAAAGATTGGTTGAAATGAATGATTTATACAATGAATACCAAAGCAATGCGCAACTAAAACCCCTTATAAAACAAAAGATAGAATTAAATGAATTGATAGCAAATAAAAAGATTGATATTAAAACTATCAATGACAGGCTTGTAAAATATACCACGATTAACTCTTATAACAATGAAAATAAAAAGAATTATACTATGTTGTCTGAGATTGATAAAGAACTAGAAACAACTATTGATGTCATTGATACTATCCTTGTAAACTTTCAATCTTTTAGAAAAGAATTATATGATACCTTTGTTCTTAATAAACTCGTAGATAAAACTAATAAAATTATTAAAACACTTTGCCACTCTAATACAAAACCTTTCAAACTAAATTATAACGTTGATATATCCAATGATAATGTGCATATTTATTGGCTAATCCACAATGATAATATAGCAAACGATTGCGATAAGCAGTATATCTCTGTATCTCAGGCATCAGGCTTTCAGCGGTTTGTTATATCACTTGCTCTTCGTATGACGCTTTACTTTAATAACTATGATGTCCTTTGCAATCAACTATTTATCGATGAAGGTTTTATTAATTTTGATAAATATAACTTGTCTATCGTTCCTTCTTTTCTTAAAAGCCTTCTTAGATATTTTAACACTATTGTAATACTCTCGCATATCGATATAATTCAGGACACGATTGATGAAACTGCTACGATTAACTTTAATATTATGAATAGCGTATCCTCGATAACTTATAACTAAACCAAATTATATGCACTTATCTATTATTATGTATTACTTGTTTATTTTTTATTACTGAAATGCATTGTATTATTGTAAAATCTAAGTATTCTAAAGTAATTAATGTAATTGCTAAATGTATATTTATGACTTTTTGACTATATAAAGAATATTATAAATTACTAAATATATGGAAGGTTTAATTGATACACGAAACGAATATATAGAACATATACAAGATATTTTGAGTGTAGCTATATCAAAGCGCATATATGCTATATACACTGAGATGATGGACGAAAAGAAGGGTCTTAAGGGGTTCCAAAATGAACTATATAGTATCCGCAAATGGAACAATAATATGGTTGCAGATGAATATAAAAAAATAGTTAAATATACGAAATGTAAATATTTGTCAAATTTGATTAAAATCATTATCATAACAACGATAAAAATTAAAATATATGAATACAGAGAACAATTTGATAATATTAAAATAAAGATACCTAATCCTGAAGATTTTGTTCATAAATGCTATATAAATGCTGCTGCTTTCTCTTGGAAGAACGCTTATTTATATAATAGAAACAATATTAAGGATGCTGAGTATCAAAACAATCTTAATATAATTGAAGAAAATATTAGAGCAATTATTAAGAAGACTTTTAGAGATTTTGTGCCATTTGATGAGATATTCAAACAAATCGAAGATAACCTTACAGAGAATGTAAAACAATTCAAAGATGATGAAGGTGGCAACGAAGATAATGATGAAGAGGATGATGAAGTAGAAACTATCAAAAATGTAAAACCTGTCAAAAAAATAAAGAAAGATGAAAAAATTATAGCAATTGAAGAGGACGACGAAGGCGATGATGAAGATGACGAAGAAGGCGATGACGAAGATGACGAAGAAGAAGGCAATGAAGAGGATGATGAAGAGGACGACGAAGAGGACGACGAAGAAGACGAAGAGGACGACGAAGAAGACGAAGAGGACGACGAAGAGGACGACGAAAATGCTGAAGATGCTGAAGACGGCGAAGAAGACGAAGAGGGTGCTGAAGACGGCGAAGAAGATGTAGAAACTATTAAAGTAGTAAAGGAACAGAAAGATACTATAGATAATAAAATAAATATTATAGTAGATACATCACTAACAAAAAATAACAATGGTGAATTCAAGGAGGGATATAAAGAAACTAGTAAAGTTGAAGAAGACACCCAAGAAATATCATTTACTAAATGCGACCAAACAAATATACAAAAAAAACAAGATGCTTCTGAAAAAGAAACCTATGCTGTTCGCGATGAATGGAGTAATATTAAAGCAGAATATACCTCATTATCGCAAAATAATGTGGATTATAAAAAAAATGAAAATGAAATTGCTAGTAAGAAATATGAAAACGACGACGATGCCAAAAGTGTATCGAGTGTTCTGAGTAATTTCACTGATATAAGTCAGGTCAAACAAATACATATTAATGAAAATGCTAATAAAAATAGAAAACCAAGTTTTTTCTAACTATTATAATATATATATCAAGGCATATCTTTTTATTTGTTAGTAGCCTTTTTATTTTTGGGAATAGGTTTGGGTGTTGAACTCTTCTTACTTGCAGACTGGGCTTTAGATCTCGCTTGTGGTTGAGCGTTGGGTTTTCCTCCACTTTTTGGTTTTTGCCTTTGCATTTTTGCTGCTTCTTCTTCTACAATTTTTATTGTATCCATATATACATTATTAACATCTGTTAATATTTTTAATGCATCGCCTTTATCTTTATCATTTATCACCTCTTTAACCTTTTTTGAATATTCAGCAAAATTTGTTTCAACAAAATTTGTTCCAGAAAGTTCTATTAACTCATTAATAATTTTTTTTGTATCCTGTCCTTTACCTTCACAAATTTCATTAAATTTTGTTTTATCACTATATTGTAGTATTTTTAATTGTACAATAACAGCCATTATTGAACTTGTAATAATTTCATTCTCATTATCCATTTCTTTTCCACTCATTTCTATATATTTAAAATATTTTAAATATATAGAAATGGATGAATTAATGGAAGTAGATTTGGCGGCTAGTACTAGTACGAATGTTCCTAGTACTAGTACTAGTACGAATGTTCCTAGAAATTGCATACAAGTAAAATGGGATGAATGGAACCCTTGGAGTCAAGGTAATAAAATACATTATTTACATAAAGATAACATAAAAGGAAAAGAAGGAAAAGGAAAAGAAAAAGAAGGAAAAGGAAAAGAAAAAGAAGAAAAAGAAGAAAATGATGATGAAGAATGCGAAAAAGATGAATGCGAAGAAGATGAAGAAGATGCTGGAAAAGGAAGCAAAAAAAGTGCTAAATGTGGGGAAAAAGTTGTTAATTGTGGGAATGGTGAAGAAAAGTTATCACAAGAGCTTCTTGGAAATCCAACACCAAATGGTCCTAACGATGTTATAGATATAAGAGACAACAGACCCGAACATAATTTTGGAAATATTAGCGTAAAGGAGTTTAGCAAAGCTTGCAAGGATGTAAGGTTAGGTGTAAAAGTTACAAGTAAATATACTAGATACATAGTAGTATGGCTTTTAAGTCTGCAAAGCTGGCTCGGCGCGTGGTACTATAGTTATGAAGAGGGAAAGCCCCTTTCGATGAATTTCAATACTAGAAATATTTTAAATATTTTAACAGCTGGCGGCAAGGTTCCTAATATAGGTTTAATTGAGGAAATCCGTAAAAATTTATATGATCTACAGAAATACAAAAGTGGTCATCCTAAATTTAGATTAAACCTTGAAATTCTTTCGGGGGCAGTATGCGAGATAGCTAAATTACCTGCATTCAAAAAATTAACTATAGATGTTCAAGAACTTATAAACATCTATACTCCAGATATTAAAATAGCGTTACAAAATATGAAAATACGTCTTGGTTATCCAGTACCGCTAGAAGATATAGATTTATCTGATATATCTATATACGACACTTTAAAACGAGGAGACTTTAATTCATCAACTCCACGCCATATAACTAGTCTTGAATTCCTACATTTATTTCGGGCAACACAAATGTATCCTTCTGAGGCTGAGACTGATACTAAAAAAGGCGTATCATATTTAGATCGAATGGTTCGAATGGAAGCAAATGGTGGAAAACTATTGCACGAAGCAATAGTTGAAAATAGAGAAGCAGAATATAAAAGACCTAAAGACAAAGACCACCCCGTTTTAATTTATGTTCATGAAACTGCAGGTTTCTTCCCAGTGGGAAAACTAGCATATGAAGAGATTATATGTGATCGTATTTCAGCGAATGCACCAAAATTGGGGGTTTCCAAAGGTGGTCTTATTCGTAATATTCCAATACCAATAGAAGGACAATCATCAAAAAAAGCAGGAAAATCACCAGCAGCAGGAAAATCACCAGCAGCAGGAAAATCACCAGCAGCAGGACAAAAGCACCAAATAGCAAAATCACCAGCAAAATCATCAAAATCACCATCAGCAGGACCCGCGAAAAAAAAAGCAAAAACTGAGCAACACTAAAAACCAGTCATCATAATTGTTTATTCAAATTATGTATTATTTTTGAAAGAATGTATGAGAATTTAGGAGGAACCGCATTTCCTATCTGTCTATACATAGATGATTTAGACCCTTCGAACTTAAAGGTATCTGGAAATGTCTGAATTCTCGCGTATTCCCTTATAGTCATTCTCCTTTCCCCACTAGGATGCACATTTATACACGGACCACCTGTTCCTCCTCCTCTTCCAGTAATTGTCGGTGCTATTTTATCCCAATCTAGTTTCCGATTACCCATATAACCATTAATATATACTTTTTGTTTTGACCCGATGTGCTGCAGTTCTTCGTCATAGTCAATCGGTAAATCTCCTATCGCATCCTTTAATGTCTTTGTAATCTCTTTTGTTTCAGTGGGCCAGTCAAAATATATCCTTTCGGAAATATCATTTCGCACACCTATAAAGATAACCCTTTCTCTATTTTGCGGTATGTCATACCACTTTAGTTTGAATAATTTTGTATGAACATTATAACCACAATTCTCCAAATCGGATACAATCATCTTAAATACACTTCCGCAGTGATTTTTCTTATCTTCATCGGTATCGTATTTTCCTAAACTTAAAATACCTTTTACATTTTCAAAGATGAAATACTTGGGTTTCTTCAGCCTTAATAACCTTACCAATTCTAAATAAAGTTTATTTCTATTATCGGTCTCTATTCTATTTTGATTTGCTACAGAGAAACCTTGACACGGAAAGCCACCTGTTAGTATATCACAATCAGGAATATTCTCTATCTTTGCGATATCATTGCATTCGGGTTTAAAATTATAGTTTTTCTCATAAGTATTACAAGCGTCTATATCAAAATCATTAACATAAACAACACTATATATATCAGGCTGCATATGAAATGCATAGTCTAAACCTCCGCAACCTGCAAACATTGATGCGACTTTAAGGGTTTCTTCCATTTTCCTATTAATATATATAGTTATAGTAATATTTATATGGGATTAAATCATTTTTTTATAAGATATGATATATCTAATAATATATCTAATAATATATAAATATATATATATATCTAATAATATATATAATAACAAATCTTATATATATATAACATAACTGATATATATGTTAAGGAAGAATTCATATTGTTTTCTTTGCTATTCGGCTGATAACATTATTTACACTAAAACATTATTTATTTGTAAGAAATGTAATATGCCAATAAAAAAATGTGATATTTGCGGGTTCTATTGCGATGATAAATGTCTAGATATATTTGATAAATGCACTACGATATCCGATATCTGATATCTGATATCTGATATCTGATACTTAATAAGACGCTTGTTTCCTAACCTTTATAAGTTTCGAGTTCTTCTTTTTAACAAAGACACCTGGATCATAATCCTCAATGTCCTCGCCGTCTTCATTAGTCAATCCCATTAAATCGCGCTGATCCTGCAATGATTGCATCTCCCATAGGTCGTGCGAACACATTTTATAATTAACATCTTGCGCTTTATACCAGAATACGATGTCCGATATATTATTCGATTGCACCTTGTTGTCTATAACAAGACATTCGTAATTCTCGGTGCATTGGTTCATTACTTGGTTAAACACATCAAACGTAGGGAACATACCAGCATAATGATTGTATATTTTCTCTCGCTCCTTCACGATATTATTGCGAAAGATGAAAACATAGTCAATGTTCGAACGTAAGTCGGGCGGCAATCCTAGTCCGTGCTGCATAGTAATTAAAAGGAATATCTTGTAATGCCGTCCGTTCATAAAGATACATCTTATGTTTTTATCGGTCATCGCCGACTTGTTATACATACAATCATCCAATATCAAGAAGGCGCGTGGGTCAATTGAAGAATTCCCGTGCTTTGCCATATCTCTTTTGCGTTCATTTGTGATACTTATCTGTCTAGTCAAAAACTTGCTAATTAATTTCTCCTCGAGTTCGTCGTATATTAACATCTTCGGAATGAACTTTTCAAAATATCCATTTGCGCGTTCTGTTTGCGATACCACAACGCCTACGGGTATGTCCTTGTTATAACTTAAAATATCTTTCATACAATAACTTTTCCCCGTGTTGCGCTTGCCAATAAATACAACAACGGAATCATTCTTAATCTTTGTTGGGTCAAACCTTTTAAGTTCAAGCTTCATTTAATTTATAATAACAAAAATAATATATTACTTGTATCACACATCAAAAATAAAGAGATTAAATAATACTATTATATTTAAGAATATAATTAATACTAATATTACTAACCTGAATAAACCCACGCATATGAAACATTATTGGATTAATATAGATAATTCTACTGATAGACGTGCATTTATGGAAGAGCAATTTAAAAATAATAAACTAGATAACCAGCGAATATCCGCAATAACTCCTCGCGATTTTGATGAGGTTTTAGAAGATAAGCGACCATTAACTTGCAAACATCCTGGTTGTGTTAGGTGCGAATATGAATTTGCTTGCATATCTAGTCATATCAAAGCGATTATTGAAGGGCTCAAAGATAAAGATAACGACTGGTTTGTTGTTATGGAAGACGACATCGTAATTCCTTTTGAAATAAATTATAACAGGCTCATCGGGGAACTGCCAAAAGATGCCGAGTTAGTCCAGATGCTTATATTATACGGACCCACCATTAAATCGCTATATAACCTCTCTATCACGCATAATATACATTTCATTAAATGGCAATACCTACTGCCTTCTACAGGTATGTATATTATATCAAGGGCGGGCGCTGAAAAATTGGTGGGCAAATATTTTAAAAATAATAAATATAATTTCACTACGTGCGAATACCAAGTAGTAGCAGATGTCGCATTATATTCCTCGATAAACTCTTATGCTACTACATTTCCCTTCGCGTATCCTAATATTGATTTAGTATCCGAGATACATCCTGAACATTACGAAGCGCATAAGAACACCTATTACGATATTAAAGAAATTGTCGATTTAGCAATTAGTAATAATAATATTCCTTATATACATTCGTAATCTATTGCATCCCTACATAGAATGCTCTTTCGCAGTATCCTTATTTACTATATTATATTTTTCATTAAAGAAATAGATGACTATTAATTGTTTGCGGTGGTCTCTTAGTTTATCTGTGCAATACAATATATATGTTTCGTCTTTCCCGTTTAAGTTTTTATTCTTAATCCATATTTTGAAAAGTTCATTATACAATATTACTGATTCGTTAATCATAGGATATTTACTTATCTTATCAGTTGCGAGCATCTGTGCCTCCTCTGCGAGCCCAATAATATGCAAGAAATGCTTTGTAATACAATCGCGACATCTCTTATTTTTGTTTGTAAGATGCTCTTCTAACAGAATAGATTGCTTGATAATCTGCTGCATATTATATCGCGGGTCGCTAACAGGGTCTATGGAGTCGCAAGTAGACGTGCAAGAGCCTTCATTCTTTTGCTTCGTATAATTTATATTTAAAAGCATTGCCGCCTTTGAACCCACGTCAGGCATAGAGATATGACTATGGTCATTAATATAATGAATATACCATAATATTATTATAGTAGATAATACTATTGCAAATACAATAATAAAAGTTTCTAAAATATTCATTATAATAAATATTAATTCTACTATATTAGTAGAAATATATTATAGCGAAGGATATATAATATTTATTATATAATAGAATAGATTATATAGAACAAATTATGGGGATTGAAGAATTATTCTTAGAACATTTTAAAGGAGGTAAGACTGCTAGCGCTACTCCCGCTACCAAACCTGTAGATAATAATGGTGCTTCCAATACTGCGTCAGGAGCAATTGCAGGTGCCGCAACAGGAGCAATAGTTTCTGGAGGAACTTCCGCGCTAATGAGTAATTCTGGCTCGAATAATGTCGAAAAATGCCCTCTCACAGACGATACCTTATATTGCCAAGTTAGCAGAACTGCTGGTATTACTGGAATGGTCGTATATATATTACTTATTATAACCTTTGTAATTGCATTCTTTTACTTCATATATTATCTGTTTTTCAGAACTGGAACCAGTCGCGTAACTAAAACTATAAAAAATACACGTCGATAATACATTTGCTTATTTTTTATATTATTTATAAATTATATAAAAAATGATTGTGATATCTTTACATACTATAACAGATACTAGACACAATGCTATACATATATGTTTTGCAACTACAAAATGATAAATATTATGTTGGTAAAACAATAAACCCGCATTCTAGAATTGAAAGCCATTTTACTAATAATGGGTCTGAATGGACAAAACTACATAAACCAATAAAACTCGTAGAACTCATTCCTAATTGCGATCATTATGACGAAGACAAATATACCTATAAATATATGGATAAGTTTGGTATTGATAATGTTAGGGGAGGCTCTTATTCTACCCCTGTATTAGATGATTGCACTATAAATCAACTTATAAAAATAAGTAATAGCGTTAATAATAGGTGCTATACTTGCAGCAAATATGGGCATTATGCTAATGATTGCCACGACAACACTATGCAACATCAAACAGCACTGACTACTCCCGTGTCAAATAATAGTAAAGATTTAGATGTAATTATGAAACCGAGTATGTGTTATATAGTAAAATAGATATCGCAAATCAATTAAGGTAAGAGTAGATATGCAAATGTTGTTAATGTATATAACGCAGTTCCCCAGATTGTATCGGTTAATGCAACAGAAACTTCTAAATCTTTGTAAATTGCGAGAGATGTAAAATTATAAATCCCGAATATAGAAAATCCTACTGCTCCGCCGCAAATAAATGCTTGCAATAGTTTGTTTTCTATACTAGAGATATCTATTTTATTTATTTTGGCGTTTTGAATAGTAAATGGTATTGCGACATATAATATTGAAAATAATATTATGACGTATGCTATAATAGCGTGTTCAAAGCGCAAATTCATAGCGGCTTTTTGAACCTTCTTAACCGCCAAAGAATATGTAGATAAATTTAGGGATATCCAAGATATATCTAATATCAATACGATTATAGTTATTATTAAATATTTTAAATATATATTCATTGTGTTTCTATATAGGTCTATACTATAATATATATACATATTATATGTGTATATCTTGATGATGTTAATGATGTTAATGATAATCTATTCCCTATAAATTATTTACGCTTAGGAACTTGTTTGACCACTTTGGATTGAATGGGTTTTTTGGGCGATTTTACCTTTTTGACTACCTTTATTTTTCTTACACCTCCACCCGAGTGTCCTGAAGTGATATGTTTCAATTGGTTTTCAAAAATATTTATTGTATAATCATATCCGCTTATTTCATTTTTTAAATTTTCAATCAATATGTTTTTTCTTACTATATTATCGTTTAATGGATCTGTTCTAGATAACATCGTATGTTGTTGAAATGTTAATAGGGAATTAAGATGGTTTAATGCGGTATCTCTAAGGTTTTTCATATCTAGCAAATAACCTAGCACCCCTCTATCTCCTCTATCTCCTCTATCTCTTCTCCTATCATCATCATACATTTCTTAATTATTCTAATATAATGTTATATTATTTATAACATATAAACAAAAATAATATCTCACGTATATAATATCTATACTATGCATTGTTTAGGGTGTGCTATATATCTACCAACATTCAAAGATATTTTACTAATTTTTACATAAATTAGTTATCTCTTTGAAACCCGTCAATCCCTTAGACTTCTTGGAACCAATCTAATATGGCAACTATTACTTATATCTATCTCTGTATCATTGTTTTGTTTTCCATAATATTCTTGGAAATCTTTTGGTAAATCTTTAAATTTATATACAGATTTATGGTAAGATATTGACGTATTTATTTCGTTATTAGCATATTCCCGTTTAGTCCCCAAACTTTTTCGCGAACCTTTTCCTTTCATTTCTATAAGCACATTCCTTATTTTTTCTTTTATTTTGTGGTTAGTCTCCTCTATTAATCTAAGACGTTCTTTTTCGTGTTTAGTCCCCGAACTTTTTTGCGCACCTTTTTCTTCCATTCCTTTCATTCCTTTCATTTCTTTCATTCCTTTCATTCCTAGTTTATCGACAAATGAACTTACTACCATACTTTTACCTACTTTATTTTTAGCATCATATTTACCTCCTAATTGTCCGTCATCGTCGTCGCATAATTTTAAATCTGTAATTACCGCGCCTTTAGGCACTGGTATATTATCACGCGCGGATTCTTCGCTAAATGCTTTACGAATTAAACCTATTAAAACTCCGTTATCCGCATCTCTTGTTAGTTTTAAATGATAATATGCTCTTAGTCTTAGAGTATCTGCGAGTTTAATTAACATATCTTTTAGTTGTTTTAATTCATTCTTACTACTATTGCCGCTAGGAGGATTAGGTTTTAATATTTCATTTATAAAATTCAAATATTGGTCTTTAAAATAATCAATAAAACCCATTAATTTAATAAGTTTAGCATCATAACACTTAAAATGCCTTATTAAATTTTCATCGTCCGCATCTCTATATTTAGAAAAAATGTTTTTATATCTTTTTACATAATTAAATATATAATCCCTTACTTCTTCTTCATTACAACTAAAATCAGGGTTAATTTTTCCGTTAATATATAACCCCGCATTCATAAATCCTTCTATCTTATCCGCATAGAGTAAAATTGATACATCTGCGCCATTATCTACATCTGGCAAATCAAGTTTTTTATTTTTATTATTAATACTATCAAAATTAAATATACAATCTATAAGAAAGTTATTAATATCGTATTTATATTCATATTTTCGGTTAGATGTATAATCATCTAATAATATCCCTGTTGAAATTTCATTATCACGAACTCCATGTAAAAATACATAATCAATGCAAGGGATTTCAAGGTGTTTATAGCAATCCTTAATAAAATGTTGATGTATGCTATAACTTATATCATCAAAACCACCATTCACAACATCTGATGGTGTCTCTAACATTTTTGGTCGCCCTCTTATATACAAATCATTTTCCTGCAAAAGACTGAAATATACGTATAATTCATATTTATTACCTTTATCTAAAGGTAATGTTGCACTCGCTAACCATTCTCGAGGTATCTGAAATATATCTATATATTTGTTACTTATCTTAGTAATACAAAAATTACGAACTCCACTTATAGACCAAGTAAGTTGTTGTGCCTTTTTAAATGTATCATCACCGCGAAAACTAGCACAAATAGGGACGAGATTATCATTTCCCTTTATAGTATAGTTGACAACCACATTAGTTTCTGGTAATCTAGTATCAGTTAATAATTTATTATATAGGTCATCATTTTGCTTAATTGTAGGAGTTTCAATTAAACTACATAAAACTATTATTATATCGCCAAAATTAAATTCTTGAACAACTCTAATTATTGAATGAGGTAAAAGAATAAACTGGTGTAAATGGTCATTTAAGTTTATATAGGTTTTATCGTTATCAACCTCGATTATATAAATGAAACCTTTGCCGTTCACCCCAATATCTGAATAAACAGATGCAGTATTAATATTTAGAGTTGTGGATAAAAACCCTAGTATTTCAATATCGTTTTTTCTATCTTTCATATTATGTAATTTTGTATTTGTCCCGTGATACAAATATATTTTATTATTTGTATAACCCCTATCTTTATTCAAATCTTTGTAAGCACCTAAGGTCTCATTTATTCTTCTCTCCATTTTACCTTGTTCGCTCTCATCATCAATAGAATGAATTGAACTATATTCTCCTGTAATTACTTTATAAATTGTTTCATTTAATGACTTGCTAAAAGGTTGAATTCCATAATTTTTATATGCGGTTCCTACATCTTTGAACAAGTCATTTTTAGAATGACCATATGGTTGCCATTTCTTAATATTGGGGAAATTATAAATACTCTTATCCTCACTTGAAATAGGTATCCAAGTGAAAATTGGAAATGTTCCTGTAAATTTGCTATTATAGTAAATTTCGTCTTTATAAGTAGGATATTTTGCTTGAATATATGCTGGTGTTTGAGCATTTAGCGAATATAAAATATTTTTGCGTATAATATCATTATCGCCAAATTTATTATTTTTCATATCAGTTATAATGCCTTCATAATAATCGCGTTTTTTTGTTAATTCGGTCTTTATACCTGTTATTCGTGGTAGCGTTGCTAACCTTTCATTTATTTTTTTTATATCTTCTTTGAAATAAGTAGTAATACTACCCATACCATCTATTTCAATAAGTTTAGGTAATACGCTATTAGTTATATTGTAGTTAAATGGCGTACGAGTAATTTGCGTTTCAGCATATTCTAATGTAACAGGAAAAAATAGAGTTTTAAAAGAGGAAGCAAATCTATCAAATGTATTAATCTTATTATAATGTATTGTAGGATCCGTATATTTTGTAGAACCACCCGCATTGTCAGGTAGTTTTTTAAATATTTCAAACACATATTGACGATTTAATAATGTATTATCATAATATCTTTCGATGGTATTAGGTTTTAAATCAGTTTGCTTATTATTTACATATTGCATTAAATCATCTTTCTGATATATTAATTCGTCGTCTTTATATTTATTTTTTAACATTTCATTAGTTAATTTACTATCACTATCGTTATTACTCATATATATACGTAAATGGTTTTTAAAGGTTTCATTATTTATATCATCGTATAAATATTCCAAATGTAGAAATTTAGTATATATAATAATAAGTATTGCATTAACAATATCTGATATATATTTATGATTTTTTAACATCCCACTAGCATCGCAGTTAGCTATTAAAGCATCGCAGTATTCATTGAACATAATTTCATAATTCGCAAGTTTGGCTTGAACTTCAGGTGTTTCATTAGCTCTTTTTTGTTTTTTTTTGGCATTGATTTCATCAATATTGATTAACTTATTTGTATCAACTATTTCTTTTACCCCATTCTTAATTGCACTATCAAAGGTATAATAACATTTTGATAAATAAACTAAAAGTTTTGGACTTTCAATATTAATAGTTTTTGTCTCATCTAATGGATCGGCAATATTTTTAGCATTACTACCCAATGCCTTCCTAATATTATTTAAAAGGGTTTCGCAATTTTCTTTGGTCATATCAAACTCTATGCTTATTTTACTAGATATTTCTACGTTTTTTTCCGTAAAATTAAGTTTTGATTTTATGGATGATGCCTCTTCATAACTAGGCGGAGGTGGAGGTGGAGAAGGAGAAGGAGAAGGAGATTTAGGCGGAGGCAGAGGTGGAGATTTAGGTGGAGAAGGAGATTTAGGCTTTTTTGCGACACCCATAGGAGATTTAGGTGGAGAAGGATAAAGATAAGTTGTGTTTCCTATCATCTGTTGTAAATTTAAATATTTGGGATCTATAATATTAGGACTTCCAACAGGACTTCCAACAGGACTTCCAACACCTCCGCGTATATGTTGCATATACAAGGGAATATCAAATAAATATTCCTTCGCTATGAATTTTTCAATATGCTTTTTATATTTTAGTTTTATAGAGTTTATTGTAGCACTTTTGGCACCCCATATGTAATAGCATTTAGATAAAAAACTAATAATAACATAACTACCATTATTGATATTATTACCTGTTATTGGATTAACCCAAGAACCTCCTTTACCTCCATATAAATGCACAAGAAGCAATTTGCAATGGTCTAAGTTTATATCATCATATTTACGATAGAGATGAGATAGCGAAGGATTTGACCTTTTAGTATTTAACCTTATATTTACCATTAACACTATTATACTTTATTAAATATAAATATTTAAATATAATAATGTATAAAAAAATAGATGATATGCGCTGATATATTATTTATCGTCGCGTTATTCCCTCTTCACAGGTCTACAATAGCAATGATCGCTAATGTCGAAACACCCGTCCTTATCAAGTATAGCCCCCTTGTAATATTCTTGAAATGACTTAGGCATATCCTTGAATTTCCGCATATCTTTAGAACTATCGATGGGAATGTTCTTAAATGCCTCATATATCTTTTGATGATCAATTTCCTTATTACTATCTGACTTTATACGCGCCCCCTGTTTATTCATATCCCTTATACTTAGAATACCTCCTACAACTGCATCACTTTTTTCTTCGAGAATTAAATCCTCGAGAACAGGATTTATGTATAATTTTGAATTATGCGTATTATGATGTTCGTCGCTTAATACTACTCTGATTAATTCTATAAAATGATCGATAAGCACGGGGCTCGTGCTTCTTTTATAAAACGTCGCTCTTTTTACTAGTGCTCCTGCAAGTGTTTCAATCATTTCAGTTAATTCTAATGCTTCCTTAGATGATTTGTCGATAAATCCTTTCTTATCAAAGCCTGTTCCTTCTATTCTCCCATTTAATGTATCTGTGATAAACATCAAATAATGCACCTTTGTTGCTTTGATTATTTCTATCAATTTCACTATTCTATTATTACACCATATAAAATGTTTCTTTAAATCAGTATCAGTTGCGTCGTTATACTTCGCAAATATATGCTTCCAGTTTCTTATATATTGGATATGTTCGCCTATCTCTACGCTAGAAAGCGCATCATTATTAAATAGATTATTGATTACACCATTGCGATACATACAAGCATCCCTAAATCCCTCTATCTTGTCTACATATTTACCATTGCGAACATCATCCAATATATCAAGTTTCTTGTTTTCATTGTTAATACTATCAAATTTGAATATACAATCTATAAGAAAATTATTAACATTGTATTTATATTTATGTATTCGGTTATTATTGTAATCATCTAATAATACCCCTGTTGATATCGCGTTATCAACAAATGCCGAATGTATAAATATATAGTCTAAGCAAGGTATGCCTATCGCTTTATAGCAATCTTTAATAAAATGCTGATGTATGCTATATTTTATATCTTCAAAACTGCCAAATATCAGCGGCAACCCCCGATCTACGTATAAATCATTTTCTTGACCTAAACTGAAATACAAATATTGTTCCCCAAAAGACTTTCTAGACATAGATGTGTTGTTTATCCTCTTATTATTTAATTTATCACGTCGTATGCGAAATGCTTCTATTCCTTTGTTTCCATTTATTCCAATTTTTTTCCAAAATTTTCTTAACATAAAAGCGCATATAGGCATAGGATTATTGTTATTTTTTATTCTATAGTTAATATATAAATTGGAATTATTTGGCGAATGCACTGCTAACAATTTATTATATAATAGGTTATTTATTCTAATTGTCGGTGTTCTGATTAAACGGCACATAAATACCCTAATTTTACCATAATTAAACTCTAAAAGAACTCTAAATCTGGAATTTGGCAAAAGTAGAAATTGTTGCAGTTGGTCGTTTAAGTTAATATATGTATGCGTTTCATCCACCTCAATTATATAAATGATCCCCGCATTATTAACTGCGACACCAGAATATTGCGATGCAGTATACATATTTAAACTCGTCGATAAAAATCCCAATATTTCTATATCTTCATAAAACGCCCCATTTATATTGTGCAGCCTATTTTTTGTCCCGTGATATAAGTATATTTTATTATTCTTATACGCTGGGTTCATTGTTTTATCTTTGTAGTATCCAATCGTATACATTGCTCTAGATAGGATATTTTGTATTACTAGTGGATCTGTTAGCGAATGTATAGAAACATATTCGTCGGTAATAACCTTGAATATTGCGTCGTTTAGCCCTTTGCTCCAAGGCGGTATGTTGTGATTTTTGTAATTTTTCTCAATTTGAAGGAGGTCATCTGGATCTATTTCGAATGGCTGCCATAACTCGCGACGCGGATAATTATAGGTCGTTTTGTCTTCATTCCTTAAAGGTATCCACGTAAATAGAGGGAACGTTCCTGTAAATTCGCTATTATAGTAAATATCGTTATATGCCATAGGGCTATTATTAATTATATATCTTTCAGTTTGCGCATTAAGAGAATATAATATGTTCTTACGTATCATATTGATTTTCCCGTATCCAGTCTCATTATTACCATATGATAATTGCGTCATTTGCCCTATCACATTATCATAATAATCCTCCTTAAACGTTATCTCTTTGGCGATGCCTTTTATATCTGGTAAGGTTTTTAGTCGAACATTGACCAAATCTATAATATCCTTAAAATATTTTGAAATATCATTATTATTATTTGTAAATACATATTTGGGCAATGTACTATTTGTTATATTGTAATCATAAGGTTTAAATGATAAGGTTTTGATTGCTGCATACAACGATGCGGGATATGTGGTATCAGGTAAAATTGTTTGATTGATCTTATTAAATGATAGCATCTTAGTTATAACAACCCCATTAAGCAGAATTGGTTCAGCAAGATATTCAAAAACATACTGGCGATTAAAAAGTGTATTTATATAATATGTATCTAAAGTTTCAGGGTAGAGGTCTGTCCGCACATTTGATACTAGCAGATCAGTTTTCTGATACATTATTCGATTATTTTTATAATAATTTATAAAAATATTCGTTGGGTCATAGTGTATTTTAGTAAAACGTTGATTGAATTCTTCATCATACATATAGATTTGCAATGGTTGCTTATCTTTTATAGCAATTTTACTATATATTTTATTAAGATGCATGTATCTGATATGTATAATAGTCATAATAGAATTAACAACATTGGCTATAAGTTGATGCGCAGTAAGTATTCCATTAGCATTACAATTGGCTTCTAATTTATCACAGCATTTATAAAAATCATTTATTGCATTATCGATTGCCTCCCCTATCTTTAATGCTATATCATTTACAATAGGGGTTACTGGGATTACCTTCTCTGTTTCAATTAAATTGCTAACATCCGTTATTTCCTCAATAATATCCTTGATTTCTTTATCATTAAATGCATAATAACATTTGGACAAAAAACTGCGAAGGATTGGGCTGGTAATGCCAATCTCGTGACCAGTCACTGGGTTTGCAAACTTTAATTTTTTTAATTCTGAGGATGTCTTGGCGCTTTGTATTCTATTTTTTACATGGGTAACAAATCGAAGACACAATTTTGCATTTAGTTGTTCGGTGTTTTTGTCGACCGCCTTTGATTTTGAAATAAATCTAAGCGGTTTTATTGAAGGCGCTGCTCCCATAGGGGATTTAGGTGGCGAAGGAGATTTAGGCTTATTTGTTGCTGCACCCATAGGGGATGGTTGTGCAGGTGTTCTACCTACTTTTGGCGGCGAATTGCTTCTCTGAGGTGAATTGCTACGTGGCAAATTAATTCCAGCACCAGGTGGTGAAGGGGATTTAGGCTTATTTGTTGCTGCTCCCATAGGGGATGGTTGCGCAGGTGTTCTACCTACTTTTGGCGGCGAGTTGCTACGTGGTGGTGAATTGCTACGTGGCAAATTAATTCCAGCACCAGGTGGCGAAGAGGAAGATGTTTTCTTTTGAGGCGCTGGCGCAGTAGGACTTCTTTTAAGACGACGAACATCAATAAGAAATCTATTATCTATAAATCTTTTAATATGCTCCTTGTATGGTAATTTTTCCCCGTTTAATATAATTTCCTTATCACCATATACATAATAACCTTTGGATAAAAAACTAATAATAATATCACTATTTCTATTTATAAATTTGTTAGTGATTGGATTTAACCAATCATCCTTGTCTTTATACAAAAAGGTTAGCAAATTAAAAACGTGGTCTTCCTTAATTTCATCATATTTACTATATAACTTACTTATAGTAAAAGACCTACTATGTGATAATTTTTTTATTGTTGCCATTCTACAATATATGTAATATATTATATTACATTACATATATATAAAAAATTAACTAAAACAAATAACACCTTACGCGCTATCAGCAGCTACGGGGATAACCTTGCTTTCATTCCAGTTATTCGCAGCCTGTTTCATAAGTTCCTTTCTGTCCTTATCAGGGAACTCTGCGATTAATCGAGCTATCTCGTCTTTGATGAAAAGGTTATATTTGCTAGGCAGCTTTTTAATAACTACTCCATCGCTATCGAGCTTTACTGCACGTTTTTTAGGTTGCCCTAACTTTAATGCATCTTTGAAAGCATTCACTGCAATCTTCTTAGTTTCATCCAAAGTATATTCAGTGTCATCTTCAAATGCCACAAGCAAACACTCCTTGACCTTTTTCCCAGATACTTTTTTCGAAGAACTCATTATTATTATACTTGTTTATAAGTCAATAAGTTTTATATAATTTTATTATATTTAGTAATATAATAAGGGATTTACTAATATATAGTAATGGCTGCTGCTCCTGCTGCTGCTGTTCCTGTTGCTGCTCCTTCTTTTACTCGCACTATTGAAAATGTGCAAGAATATAGAGAATATAAAGAAGTTATGAATAAATTTACAAGCAAACTTGATGAAATCCTATACATATGTGATATGATTGATGTTGATAGAATAGACCAATTCTTAATAAATTTTCTAGAAACCTATAATTTTTATAAAGGTAAAGAAGAAGATGATACTGGAAAGGAAGAAGATGATACTGGTTATAGCGATCTTAGTGAAAAATATATAGAAGATATAAAAAAAAATGAAAACTTTCAGAAGATGACCACATATATTTCAACCAATTCTGAAGAGATTGCAAAAATGTTTGATAAGCTTAATATATATTTGTTTGAAGATATAAAAAAGAAATATTTAGAGAACACTACACCTACAGATGCTACTATCAAAACAGATATATTAAAACAAAAGCAAAATATAATTGAACAATTAGAAAAAATAATTAGGTTGCTTGAAATACGAACTAATAGTAATAGTATTGCCCCGCTCCCTTTTGAAAAATTAAAGTTCTATGATGTAGCACTTATAAATAAAAATGATATTATATGCGCAATTGATGGTTATTGGCTTTTTAAGATAATATATAAAAAATTACATGTCCTCAATAACGAAGATAGTCAATTAAATAATAAGTTTGAGGAAGTATTTAAATATGAGTTTTATATAATATATACAACCTTACACGAAGTGTTTAAAGAAACACTAAAGCTTGAAAATAACACCATTAATATTAATATTATTATTAAAAATATCAATGATATCAAAGGCTTCTTTGAAAAATACAAACCTACCAATGCAGCAATACCCTGATAACAACCACCCTAATAAACTACCTTTTACCATCCCTAAGTTCCGCTAGTTCTCGCTTCACTTCATCTAACTCCTTTTTAAGAGCCTTTATAGATTCCACAAATAATGGCGCAAGCTTTTCATAGCATATTGTTAGGTAATTGTCTCCACTTTTCGATATAATATTATTATAGCTGTCTAGCATCATATCAAATGGCGCTATTCTAACTATTTCTGGAAGAACACTTTGCACTTCTTGAGCACTCAAACCTACGTCGGGAACACTAGGGAACCCGTATTGTAGCGCCATATCATTGGGGGTATAATGAAACCCATTTAGTTTGTTAATTAAATCTATTGGGTTTGCTATGTTTGATGTATGATTTTTTAAGCGGTTGTCTGAAAATGAACTAACAATACCACGCGATGCAATGATACCGCCGTCTATAGTTAAAGTATCTATATTGCTACTCGTCCCAATAGACACATTATTAAATATAAATATATTGCTCGTAGTTTCCGTCCAAGGAGTTGAGATGTTTCCTATTGCAATACTAAGGTTTTCATTTGTCTTTGCTACGTAATTACTGCTATTTCTGTCGTTTTGTAGTATGGCGCTGTTAATAACCGCTACATTATCATCTATCTTTTTAGACAAAATATTGCTGGTAGCAAATACATAGTTGGACGTATCTGTAATAACATCTCTATTACTCCTTATGAAATTGCCGCGAATACTAACGTCCCCATTGTTTTTAATCGTAAATACATTGTTATCTCGGTTAGATGCGCGCATTATATCATTAATTAAATCCTTCTGTGTGATAACAAATGCATTCGTAGTATTATTCTCATTATTTATTTCAAGCCTCTCAGTCGTATATACTTCAGTCGCCAACGTAGTGCTAGCGCCGTGAACTATCAAATTCGAACTAATCGTCAAGTCGCCATTCACAAGCATATTATTGTTATAGGTATTGCTAACAATAAACTTGTTTTTCGCATTAATATCTTCGTAAATCATATCGGTAGTTAATCCAGTTATCCTCCTTGAAATAACATTGCTCGTATTCAGCACATAATTACTAGCGTTCAAGTCATTAACACCCGCTCTCACTACTAAGATATTGCTCGTAGCCCGCACATAATTGCTCGCATTCAAGTCATTCAAGTCTGCTTTCGACACCAAGATATTACTTGAAGACCGCACATAATTGCTAACGTTCAAATCATTAAAGTTCGCTCTAGCCACTAAGATATTGCTTGTAGCCAGCACATAATTACTAGCGTTCAAGTCATTAAAGTTCGCTTTAGTAACTAAGATATTACTTGTAGCCCGCACATAATTGCTAGTATTAAAATCATTAAAGTCCGCTTTAGTAACTAAGATATTGCTCGTAGCCCGCAGATAATTGCTAGCATTCAAATCATTAAAGTCGGCTTTCGCCACTAAGATATTGCTCGTAGCCAACACATAATTGCTAGCATTCAAATCATTCAAGTCGGCTTTCGCAACTAATATATTGCACGTCGCATATATTAAATCATTATTTTTCGTTTCAAGACTTGATATTTTTCTATCAAGGTCTTCAATAATATTTGAGCCACCTACATTGAATATATTGCCGCTTATATATAGGTCGTTGCTTGTGCTAACTGAGCCAAAAAATTTAACATTACCAGTTTTGTCTATAAGTAATTGCGGGTGTTCGAATTGATTATCCCTAAAATTAAATTTAAGATTGCCATCATAACTATATATCTCGTTTATTAAACTATTTCTATCTATGAAATCATCCTTAATAGAGTTGGCTAATATTATTTGAGGCTTCAAATTCACCCTGTTATAGTTTGTCCGCTGTATATTAATATTGCTATTACTAACATATCTTCTGTAATATTCATTCATAAAAATAGTATTACTTAAAGACGCTCCATATATCGTAAATTCGTCATTGATTTGAATATTTGAGTTTGCATAAAATAACTCCGTATTATATGCGCCATCTATTAACTCATTCGACGACCTTATAACAACTACATTAGATATATTGTTATAACTAGCGCCATCATTCGCGTATGCTATATTAGAACTATAATTAATAATATAATTGCTATTAGATAATGTATTTGGGACAATATTTGAACTATTGATAATGAAATTGTTTGTTCGGAAAAGCGCGAACTTACCTTCGTAAGTAGGGGCAAAATTATAGCGCACTATATTTGAAGTTATTGCTCTCAGATATACGTTAGACATTGCGCCAATATCATCCAACCTTATCACATTGGTATTCTCAAATAGTTTAAAGCGATTATAGCTAACGCTAGTTATATTAGGTAAATATGAATATATTTCGTTTGTTAATGTAATGATGTTGCTATTAACCACTTTGGCATAATTGGAGGTAATCTGAGTGTTCGATGTGGTGATATTAGCGAAATATGATGGGACTTTATAGATATTGTTGAAAATACACGACATCTCATAATGACTGCTGACCACGTTATTATTCAAAGTTAAATTAAAAATGTTTGATGTCTCTTTATTTATTAATAGCGTATTGTCCAACCCGATTATCTTATTCGAAGTATCTGATAATTCTGGGTATATATTAAATAAATACCCAGTGCCTCCATTATTAAAGGCAACCTTGTATTTTGGATTAACCACCGCATTATTATTATACGTGATGCTATTGTAATTATTATTTGTGATATTTGCATTACTTTCATTAAATCGAAATGTTAAATTAATATTAGAATGGATTGATAAATACGCGACCTCCTTCTTCGTATTAAGCATTTTAGAAACTATCGTGTTATTATTGCCGCCTTCGATAGCGTTCCCATAAATATCGCTTAGTTGCGTATTTGAGTTCGCAATATTATACGTAAATACCGCGTCATATACCTTGCTATCATTGTCCCAATCATTTGCTATTCTCGACGCAGTTAATTGCAAATTGCTAGTATTAATGGCTACCTTCGTATAGATATAATCCTTCGTATATCTCGAAGTAAGTTTCATAGTCTGCTCGTCATATTCGCTATTCACTGCCATTGTTTGGTTAGGCGATGTATCGTTAAACCCGTATCGAGCACCATCCCGCATATTATTATTCGCCGTATAAGGGGCTATTGTAAATATATTAACAAGGTCGCTAGTATCAGGCTCTTGCTTGGATGCTGAAATATCGGCGACATCGATTGTAAATTTAAAATTATTCTGATTGCCACCCGAAGACAATATATTGTATTTATTGTTATCTCCTTCTACATTTACCAAGTTTATTTTTACTGGATTTTCGATGTTGGTGATTTGAATACCACATTTGTTATCGTCGTCAATATGTAAGCTGATATTGCTATTGTATTTTTTATCACCTTGCCCAAGCCGCATATAAGTTTTTGTAAAATTATTATTGAACTCTACGAACGGGTGATAAAACGTATTATTATTATCATTTTTATAGTAGCTCAAGGTAAGGCAAGTATTGCTCGTATTTTTGTTAGCTACACGGAACTGCACCATATTTTTGATATTATTGCTGTCTGCGTCATACCCCGTAGTAAAATTATTATACCTGTAAATACCCAACTCTAACGCTGACGAACACGAAAGATTACTTGAATAGGTTATAAATTTAGCTGCGGACAATGCATCATTATTCTGCTTAATAACAAAGGGGATGCTATCGTTTATTATCGAATCCACAATCATAGACTTTATAGGCTTGAAAATAATATTCTGCCCTGAATGCTCGATATCGTCGTGGTCTATTAAGTTCCTATAAATAACATTGGAGGCAGATTTAACCTCTATATATTTCGCAAATTCAGCAACATCTTCCAGTTTCTTAAGGCGAAAGTTAAAGTTATTACTATTATTGTCTATAATATTGATATTGCCATATACGTCGAGGTCGCCATAGATAGACACTGCGATATTCGACTTTTCATCCGCGAAATCATAAGATACATTTGGATTATTAAAATCAATATGATAATTCGAATTCAGACTATTGTAATACATTGACATTCCATAAGAAGTTGGCTCAATCGTTTTATCCGTATATCCAACTTGCAATGGACCAATTCTTCGAATATCGCGCGAATCCACGTCATTGAACTTGTGATTTTTGTATATGAACCATCTCTCCAAATTGCGGTCATCATTCAAATCCCTGTCGTATTCGCATATATCAATCCCGCTGAAATCTGCATTATTATTGATGCCTCCGCCGCGCACCCCTCTGTATATTCTTATAACCGAATAGTTATACTCGGTAATAGCCGTATTACGTATCTGAAGGGGCAAATGAACATCTTCGCCACCCCACCCGATTGCTATATTCTTATTCGTAAAAAAACTAGTCGGGTTATTTGTTACCTGCAGAGTTTCGATAAGTTTATCATTTTGATAATATTGGTCAGAATTGATGCCGTTTTTGACGTTGAGCCCTTGCATTTTCGCTGAATATGAATTGATATTATCATAATTAATACAATATTTGAAAGTATTCTCATTGTATATGTTGAAATAATTCTTAGTATTATAAACAAACCCAGACATCTTTGCAATCGCTTCGTCCTTCGATACATAATACTCAGTCGCCGACATTTTACCATTTATATCCAGATGCAAATCTTGGCGAGGTATCTTATTATTTATCCCCACGCCTTCATTGGTAATAGAAAGCATTGGCGGGGTATTGATTAGATTTGGAAAATATGCATTATTTTGCAATTTAGATGTATCATATGATGGATAAAAATATATATTGTGCTTTTTCCCATCAATATTATTTGTGTTAATTATCAAACTATTATCATAGAAATCCAAATGCGACAGCCTCCCAATATTCGCTACGTATTTGTTAGTATTCACCCTTTCTTGCAAAACAATTTCAAAGTTATTATTTGAACTGCTGTTTTTGTATATATTTAAAACCCCCGCAATCCCTTCGCTAGTGTTGGGTCCCAAACTCATTTTATTGGGGAAACTGATATTCTGATTAGCATCCAAGTTAGCAATATTACTATGAACATATGTGAAGAAATAGTTAGACCCATCTTCGCTATTACTTATTGTCGTATATCCCAGTGCGGTATCCTTTATATTTATTGGGCTAACGCGAAGCCCGCCAATAAGCAAATCATTAACAACATTCAAGGAATTCATAGATAATTCATTCGTATTCTGAAAACTTATATTACCATTGAAGGTTGCACTATTATTTATGAGAATATTGTCAGCATTTATATTCGTGGCATTTAACATATCAGTCGCAGTGATATACTTGGTGGTTAATCGATTGTTCAAAGATATATTATTGAATATATAATTACTGCCATAAAATATCCCTTCTGTTATCTGGGATGGTCTAATAATTCCCACACCATCCGCGCGAATATATACGTCATCGATGTGCTTATAGGTATTGGCGTAGTTATCATATATAATTATATCGTCGAATTTAGAAGCACCTTTAACGTCAAAAGCAGTCTGCTTTGTAAGCAGTATATTGGTGCTTACGCCATTTTCGAGAACATTCTTATAATACATAACATTGGCGGCTTTGCTCTTTCCAATGCAAACGTTGCCATTCTCGTCAATCGTCATAGCGGGTTGCTGCGCGTCATTTAAATATGTAGGAATGGCATTTCTGTTATATAACGAGTTCATTTCTACAGACGATTTATTAACGTGAAATTCCAAAGGCATCCCTCTGGTAGTCGAAATAACTGCAGGTGATTTATTACTTCCCCCGATAATGCCAATGCTGAATTTTGATAACTCCTTCGTATCATCATTATAGGTATCATTCCTCATCGCCAAATGTATATTATTAAAATCATTGTTTGGTGTCGAATTAATATTTAGAGGATGCTGGTTATAGCTCGTATCTACTAAGCCGCCTAGTGTTAGATAATTGGGAGTATATATATTCTGAACAAGGTATTGCAAATCATAAATATTATTAAAATATGTCGCAATACCCGTTCTAAATGGCTGCGATTGCGATAGAATATTAATGTTTTTTATTAAATCTACTATGGTATTGCTGCCAATCACTCCGCTAATACTAATATTACTAAATTGAATGCCGTGTGCGTTAATCATACCATCGCATTGTATATTCCTATTAATATAAAGTGATGCATTGGGGTCGCGGTAATTCGATGAAACATTGCGAGAAGTATTAATAGCAACGCCTTCGTGATTTACATACATATTCCATTTTGTATCATATTGATTACTATAATTTGGAGTGCCGTGCCTATCCCCGACCACTAAATATTCTTTATCAGACAATGACAATTGTTCAATATCACTGAACGCAGTTATTCCAATACCTAGCGAATCAACTTTAAGAATTGGTTCTGAACCTTGAATAATAAAATCATCCATTATACTATATATAATTCTATTTTATTCTATTTAAAAGAAATAAACAATTAATATTTATATAATAAAATGATATAATAAAAAAATGATATTATAATATACATATATTATTTATATAATAAATCATATACAATGAAGCGCATACAAGGAATACATAACAAAACAAAGGATATCGAAATTACTAATCAGCCGTATAATAACAAGAATGTTCTGCTTCAAAGCGACGATTTAACTGAAATTTTTAATAACAATGGATTGTCGAATATTCAATTCAAAAACATCGATTTATATCGCGTCGCATTTGTTCATAAATCATATTGCACGATGAAGAACATCGACTTTGACAAAAGTAATATCAATTGCCCCAGCGATTGCTTGCCGCTTCAAGATATGTCTTACGAACGCCTAGAATTTCTAGGTGATGCCTTAATAGGTATGATAGTCGCCAACTATTTATATAGCAGGTTTCCAGACCAGAATGAAGGCTTTTTGTCGAAAATTAGAACGAAAATAGTGAATGGACGGATGCTTGGATATCTATCAGACAAAATAGGTTTCCCGAAGTTCGCTATAATATCCAAGCAAGTAGAAGAGTCTGGCGGCAGAAATAATTTTAAAATTATGGAAGATATATTTGAAGCATTCATAGGTGCGCTATTTCTCGACTTTCAAACCGAGAGCGATAAGGTGATGCTTCCAAATAGCATTAATATATCCCCTTTCACTGGTGCAGGATATTTCATTGTCGAAAGTTTTATCATTTATATCATTGAGAATTATATTGACTTCTGTGAGTTAATAAGAATAAAGAATAATTACAAGGATATGCTCGTTTCCTATATGATGCACAACCTTCAAGATATACCTAAGTTTTACGAAGTAAAGATATTGATTAAAGATAATATCCGCATTTTCACTTATTGCATAAAGGATCGCAATAATGCCATCATCGCGACATCTACGGGGAATAATAAGAAGGAAGCCGAGAATAATGCTGCAAAAGAGGCGCTAATCTATTATAATATTGATATATGCGAGTATAATTCGAATATATAAAGATATTATATAAACAAAATATAGTATCTTTGTATTCGAGAAAGTATTTATGGATAAATTGAATATTACGCATCTTGTTTTATCTGGCGGAGGTATGCGAGGCGTTCTATTTGTAGGCGCTCTTAGATATTTATACTTAGAGAATATGCACAAGAATATTACGCATATCGCAGCAAATTCTATAGGGTCGTTTGTAGCCCTATTCATTACATTCAAGCTAACAATAGAAGAAGCAGAGAGGGTTATTTATACATCAGCAAGTGATACTAATCTATGCAACATACCCACAAAGAATTATTATAAGATTGTTTCTAATTTAGGCTTATGCTCTATATCGCATTTTATGGAACATTTAAGAAAAGTATTGCGCGTCAAATATCCCGATATGGAAGATATAACTTTTAAAGAGGCTTCTAAAAGGTTCGGAGTTAATCTATATTTTTCGACGACAAATATAAATAGGTGCGAAAATCGTATTTTTTCTATTGAGGATACGCCAGACGTATCAATATTCACTGCTTGTGAAGCATCAATGGCAGTCCCTTTAATATTTAACCCCGTTGCAATTGATGGTGAATATTATTATGATGGTGCGTTTTCTAATAATTTTCCTATTAAAATATTTTCACACGTTTCAAAAGAGAATATTATTGGGATGGTAATATATAAAGAAAGGGAAGGCTACGTTCCTACGAAAGACAAGATGAATATCTTTTTCATAATAAGACAAATATGCAAGATGTTTGATATATTGCGAATTAGTCAGGTGACCCTTAACGAAATAAATTCAGGGGATAAAGAATATTATTTTATGCCTGAAAATATAACAATACAGAATGCTATGAATGTTATAGTAAATAGAAAGGGGATACGTATTGAATTGACGGATGAACAAGTGAATGAGATGATATTATATGGCTTTACTTGTATGGCTGAGTATATTGATAAAAGGAAGGAATTATTATATGAAAAAAATAAAATAAGATTGCAAGATAATACCGAGTTATACATTTGAACGCCTATTAGTCGAACGCGAAAGCCGCATAACTCTTGTTTTTCCTTGTAGAACTTTTGGTGTATTACGCGGCGGCGTATTATTGGTTTTTGAATTTCTTTTAGTAGTTGCAGACGGAGCAGTCGGAGCAGTCGGAGCAGACGGAGCAGACGGAGCAGTCGGACTATTAGAAGATAATTTGGAAGATGTTCTTGATTTTTCTTTGACGGCTTCTAGTTGTTGCTTATTATTAGAAGCTATTTTAGCATTCCTTGTAAGTAATTTTGGTGCTGGTAAAACATATCCAAGACTATTGCAAAATCTAGCAGTATCTTGCGTTCGCATATGCGGCTTTTGCGATTTGTAATGAACTCCGTGAACGCCGTGCATATTAGCATACATCATATTGCGAGGATGTATAATTGCGGGGCGATGCTGAACTTGAAAATTTATTTTATTATTTCTAGAATTATATATTGGGTTTTGATAATGCGGTATAGGTCGTCCTCTCATTTGCGGACGAACACGTGCACCATTCCTGCTGATAGTCCTAGTCCTCTGCAATGCAGCATATTTAAGTGCTGCTTCAAGATAACCTTCTCTATCCATTCTATTATATGCGGTATTACTATAAATAAAATATAAAAAATATATAATTATATATAATTATTATAGTATTATAGTATTATATAATGAGTAATAATGAACCATATATATTTCTCTTGGATTTAGATGGGACTATAATAGGCGATTGTAGTTATCAATGCGATATTTATAATATACAAGAAATTATTAGAAAAAACATAATATTAAAAAACGGCAATATCCAATTAGGTAATCTTGTTAAATATAAAACATTGTGCGATAAGATGCTAGACAATTGCTATAATTTGCAATCTAAACTGCTAAGACCCCACTTTACTACATTTATGACCGAGATGAAGAAGGTATTCCCAAATAGTTTCTTCTTTATTTACACGGCTTCTGATAAAACGTGGGCGTATAAAGAGATATTAATCATAGAAAAACAAAATAATATAAAGTTCAACCGACCTATATTTACGAGGGATAATTGTTTTAAAGATAATTATGGTAATATCAAGAAATCTGTAGTTAAAATATTACCTCAATTATTGAAGGCTATTAAAATGCCTAAGACGCATTCAATCGTTAATAATATAATGATTATCGATAACAATCCTACATTCGTAGATTATACTGACCATCTGCTTCTATGCTCTACATATGATTATTTGAAGTTTCATAATTTATGGGAGAGCATCCCTCAAGAATATACTAGCATATCTGAATTAAAGCATTTCGTATCTCGACTAATATCAAATAAAAAGATGTATATCAAAAATAATCCTGCGAATACCATCATATTGGAAAAATTACATAAATGGTTATATAGAAAATACAAAAAGATTAATAAATATAATAAAAAGTTTGAGAATGATACTTTTTGGCTAAACCTAACAACATTGATTAAACACCATAATATAACCTCGTTTAATAAGAGGACTATTAGTATGTTGCATAAAAGCATCTAGGACGCGAGCATATAAATAATACATTTAACATAATATATATAAATGATATATATAAGTTTTGATATTGGTATTAAGAATTTAGCCTTGTGTATTTTAAAAAAAACCGCGACTAACATACATATATTAGACTGGCGTATAATATCATTAGCAGATAAAAAGAAGGATATTAAAGGGATTGATGATATATCCGAGAGAATATATATGGAACTTGATAATATAATTGGCGAGTTGAAAGAGAAAGGAATTGAAGAAATAGATTATGTATTGATTGAGAACCAGCCATCAAACCTTAATGGTATAATGAAAACCATCCAATATATAATATATTGCTATTTCAGCCTCCTAAAATATTGGGATAAAATTATAGATAACGTAGTGCTTGTTAATGCATCCCTGAAAACGAAAACACACGACTATAAACCCGACATACAAATTAAGATGGACGCGGCTACGCAAAAAACCAAGAACTCTAGAGGATTTCGGCAGGATAAATATAAGATGAATAAGCAAACAAGCATAGAGATATGTAAAAACTATATAAAGGATGACGCTGCTCTTTGTGAAATATTTGATAATAATAAGAAGAAGGACGATTTATGCGATGCGTGTTTGCAAGCGGTTGCTTATATAAGACTACACGATACCAATGCTGGAGTTGTCAAATACAATACTCTAAGCTTCATACAAATGCCTTCGGATATTCAATAATATAATATCTCTAATAATAACTAAAATCCTCTTTAACAACAACAAATTATTTTTTTATAACATATATATAGAAGAAGATATACTATATGGCTGGTAGTTGCGGAATGAGTGTTCAAGAGGGCGGTGCTAAAAAGCGCAAACTAACCCCCTATAATAAGTTTGTAAAGAAGATGTATAAGGAACTTTGCAAAAAGCATCCTAATGATAAAGCGCCTGATATTATGAAGAAAATTGGTGCTGAATGGAGAAAGAAGAATAACAAATGAATATGATTATCTTGTAGCCGCGTGAGCAGCGTGAGCCGCGCGCATTTTTGCAGAAAGTAATAATTTAGGCAATGACACCGCCTTCGCCGCCTTCTTTTTTGGCGTATCCTGTATTATTTTTTTAGCATTAAAATATAGTATTATTGAACTATTTAATTTATTTGTATATATGTTATCTATTAAATCACATTTAGCATTTGTATTAGAGCAACTAGCATTATTAAAATCAAAGTATAAATTTAATCTATATTTTAATTCCTTGTTTATTTTTGGGTCTAACGCAATATCCTTATCGCGTATTATTTTAAATATTTTCTTAGTTCTTTTCGAAGGAGTTTTAGAAATACCTCCAGACATACCTCCAAAATTCATCCCTGCTTCTTCAAAGTCTTCATTATCGGCATCCCATAAATTTGCGTGGTCTTCATATTGTTCTTCTAAAGTTCCATTTATCGCCAACCATTTTGCGAGATTTTTAGTGCCTACTAATTTTTTTTGATAGTATTCTTCTTCATCAGTTCCACTTTTCCACCAAGCATACCCATTTAATAACCCTTTTTTATCTTCTATCCTATCAATCCACCATTGAGGAGGCGGATTAGTCCATTTGCTAGGATGCTTAAAATTCTTTGCGAAAGATGTCCATTTTGCGTCTTCGGGTAATAAAAAGTTTGGAATACAATCCCAATCATCGCGGCTCATATAATAATAATGAAGGGGGGTATTATATTTGTAAAGCCCATTATGCGGTAGCGGATATTTTGTTGCTTTTTTAATATCACCGCTGTAATTATAAGGTTTTTCGTGTTTTAATGGATAATTATTGCCAAATGTTCTCATATATACAATTAATCTATGAAGATAATTTCTAACAAATAATCTAAGCCCTGTATCGTATTTTTTCCTAAAATTTTTCCCATTACTTGTTACTACCCCTAGAAACTCTTGCTTTCTTAACCATATACCAATATACCACCCGTGCGTTGTCTTGTTATGATAATTGAAATCTATGCTATGCTTATGTCCCGTGCTATCACCAGTCATATAATGTAAAAATACTTCTTGGAATACTGATAATTCTAATATAACCACAATTTTCCTAAAAAATGCTATTAAATCATTAGCAGATATACTATTATGTCTACCCGCCATTCGCAATACTGCTTTGCCCACATATGATAATAGTAAATTAATTTTATCGCAACCAATTATTTTATTTGTCCCATCTCTAAATTGCGTAAATAATGAATAGTATAACCCAATATTATAATTTGTATTATCATAATTGTCAAACTCGCTATCAAATCCGCCTCCTTCTAATCCAGCCTTGTTTAAAGCACCCATAGTTACATGATGAAGAGCAGGTATTTTTGATAAACAAACGCTAATATTATTTTCTATATATTCAAAATATTCGCAAAAAAATACTACCCAATCCTCGTCTTCTATAGGGAATTTCAATTCATCAGCCTTAATTTTTTCAATTTCTTTAATTGCTGTATCTGTTAAATCAATAGGTAAGTCATACTCCTCTTTAGCAAGTAATCGCGCACTTCTTCTTCTCGGTGCAGACATATCTTTGGTATTTATCTACTATATTAGTAGATATTATTAAATATGGATGCAGATAAATATAAAAAACCATCAAAGACCGATTATACAATATATAGTATAACTAAATGCAAATATTGTGTTATGGCAAAGGAACATATTAAGACGATGCCCTCTACAAAATGTATTAATATAAATTGTGATAAATTCCTAAAAACGTGTAGAGAACGCGACAATTTCTATAAATTTATTAAGCAATATACAATAATACCATATTTTTATTTCCCTATGATATTTAAAAATGGTAAGTTTATTGGAGGATTAAAAGAGTTATTGGCAAAAAAGACAAAAAAGATATAAAGGATATAAAGAATGTAAAGAACATAGATATGATTAAGGTTGATGGTATAATTCTTGTATTAAGTTGCCATAAGCATAGGGATACGCGTTTAGTGCAATACAAACTTCCAAAAGACAATTATGGGAACTGGAAAGTAATCTATGTTATTGGCGATTTATTTTTAGATAGCGACTATACACTCGAAGGGAACTTGATGAAGATTAAATGCGAGGATAGTTATCTGCATTTATTAAAAAAATTAGCATTATCGCTAAAATATCTATATGAAATCTTTGATATTAAAGAAGGTGTATTGCGGTCAGGCGATGACTTGGTATTTAACGAAGGTATATTGCAATGCTTCTTAGAAAATCCTAAAATATGCGAGGTTAGTAATGGAAATACAAATACATTGATTGATATCGATTTTTTAGGTAAGTCGCACGTAAATAAGAGTTTGCTTTCACACGAAATCTCAGATGATGATATAAAAACCGCAGTCGAGGATACTTATATGCTTCAATATTATAATGACCACCAAGAAGATTTTGATAATCCATTGCATAATCTTAAAGGCGTGGATTTATCAAAGTATATCAAGCGCCCGCGTCTCCCTATAATACCTAGTGGCGTATTGTATTATATCTCGAACAAATCTTGCAATATCTTAATAAATCATATGAGCAATATTAATTTCAATATATTTCATTACGATGAATATAGCGGTTCATATCCATACACTATTGAAGATTGCGGCGTATCATATATTTTATATTATAACAAAATTAGTTTTATACATTGCGCGAGACTATACAATGATTACCATTATCACGAAGCGGTTATGGCAGTTCATACAAATATGAATAAATAAGAATATCAAGGATAAGGATAAATAAGGTATATATATATAAAGATTATTTAGAATTAAAATAATAACATTGATATGATTAAGGTTGATGGTATTATCCTTGTGACAAGTTGTCAAAAGTTTTTAAATACAAGATTAAAAGAATTTAATCTTCAAGACAATTATGGGAACTGGAAAGTAATCTATGTAATCGGCGACCTATTTTTAGATTGCGACTATAAACTTGAAGGGAACTTATTAACGATTAAATGCGAAGACTCGTATATTTATAATTTAAAAAAATTTGTGCTATCGCTAAAATATCTATATGAAATCTTTGATATTAAAGAAGGTGTGTTGCGGTCTAATGATGACCTAGTATTCAATGAAACGCGATTAAAGGCATTCTTAGTATCGCCTAAATATAAAATTAAAATAAATGGAGAAAATGAAATGAATTGTATTGAAACTGATATTGATTTTTTAGGTAGTTCAATTAAAGGTTTATCTGTTATAAATGAACCATATAAATATGAACCTAGCAAATCAGAGACATCCTTGCATCTGGTCTATTATTACAACGACCATCCAGAAGAATTTGATAATCCCTTGCATAATTTGAAAGGCGTTGATATTCAAAAATATTCAAAAATGCCATATACCCCTGTATTTTTAAAAGGTCCGCTAATCTATTTTTCAAACAAGTCTTGTAAAATATTAATAGAGCATATGGAAAATATTAATTATGATATATATCATTATGATGAGAAATCCAATTCATATCCATATACTATTGATGACCTCGCATATCCATTAATATTACTTCCTCATAAAATTAATTTAATACATTGCGATTACTGGCATAAAGATTTGGAAGGGTCATATGAAACCACTGATAATAGCAGCTATCTTGCTATACACACAAATAAATATAAATAATATAAATAATATAAATAATATACATAATATCTCATATATCCTTTATCATATACGTATCAATCAATTCATATCCTAGTTTTCTATAGTATCCTCTAACACCTGTTCCGCTAATTATAGCAATCCTTCTATATCCATTATTTGCTGCTATTTCTTCAGCCTTCGCAACTAGTTGCTTACCGAACCCTTTGTGTTGCATAGAACCTTCTATGTTATCCCCGACGCTATTCAAATTCGAATATACGTGCAATTCTCTTATAAGAGCACATCCTTTGATGCTAGGTAATACTTGTAAATTATTGTCTTCTTCTTCGCTCACGCTGCTCACGCTGCTCACGCCGCTTAGGCGGAGCCGTAGAAATCCTATTAAATAATTTTTATCGCAATCAGTATCAAAACTAATATGATATTCATTGCAATCTGATGCTCTATATATCTCTATATTTAACTTGATATTATCGAGCGATGATAGGATGTTCCCTTTAATCTCGCGGCATCTTATACATTTGCATCCCCAATTATTTGTTCGCATATCATCTTGAAGCAGCTGACGCATATTTACAAATTTTGTGGAATACCCTCCTTCTATATAGTGTCCAGGTATATCGCGAATAATACGATTAAGTCGCTTGTATTTTTGAACCTTCTTCTTAAATTCCTTAATAAGCTCATATAATAGCATATCATCATATGGTATATATGTGCCTTCGTCAAACCATCTCTTAATTCGCGTGAAAGGAACTATGGCGGTCGGATATATTTTATACTGGTCAACTTGTATTCGCTGGTCATACAAGACCTCTTCTAGCATTATTTTATCAATATCATAGGACGAACCCGGAAGATTAGGCATTATATGTATATCAACCTTGTAGCAATTGTTTTTCAGAAGTTTTATTGCATCATATGCGCATTCTATTGTATGCCCTCTGTTTATTTTTTGCAATACCTTGTTGTTTGTATGCTGAACACCTAATTGTATTCGTGTGCAATTATATCGGCGAAAGTTAGCGATTTCCTCGATATTTATAGTATCAGGTCGCGTTTCTAAAGTTAGCCCAATAATATGAATTGTAGATGTTTCATTGATTTCTATCTCCTCTTCTAGCGTTTTCTTAGGACGCTTAGGGTCTCTATCAAAATAAATATTTGCAGCATAATATATTTCAGTTATGAAGCGGTCTTGATAATTACGAGGATATTCGCACCACGTCCCTCCTAACACGATAATCTCTAATTTATCAGGAATGTGCCCCATATTAATAAGTGTTGATATGCGCGAGTTCATTTGTTTTATAGCGTCGAAATCATTGGCGTTCGCTCGTAATACCGCAGGTTCCGAGTATAAATAACTTCTAGGTTGCGCTACCCAATTATTCCCTTCGTGCGCTGGTTCATTCGGACAATAGGCACAATCGTGTTTGCAAGAAAAACGAGCAGTTTTAACATTGCCTTCTTCGTCGATATATTCAGGGTGCGCTGAGGTTAAAAGCGTTATCACGAGAACACCTGAATTTGACTTGCACTTCTTCTTTGTTATAAGATTGCGCAGCTGCTGGTTATCTAGATTAAGATGCTTGTATATCTTGATAAACTCGGCATTTGAAATAGTATACTTGTATTTTTTTTGAATATTCTTTTTGAACCTATCAATATCGCTAGTTGCTTTAAACCTTTCAATATCCCTTGCAAACTCCTCTGCAATACTTTCTATCAAAGAGTTAAATTGGCTATTCTCTTTATATCCCATCTCCTTATGGACATCCCGATGGATATCCTCGATATCCGTCGCGACTATTTGATGTTCCCCAGCATCCTTCTCAGAGGATACGGAGGATACGAATAAATTAGAGAATGTTTTGATAATGTTCATATGTATATGAGATACGTATTAGTATAATTTACATCATTTTTTTATATATTAGAATAAATTTGTAATAATTTTTTGAAATAAATATAAAAATTGATTAGAAGATACTTTAATAATGTCTAGGAACAAACAAATACTGAAGCGACAACCAAAACAACTTGAAGACCACCAAGCAATGTTTAAGTTCCCTTATAACTACAGCAATGGGCGCGTTGTGCACGAGAAAATTTATGGCGATAATGATATTTATTATTATTCCACGCGTATCCTATGTAATTATCTTTCAAACTTGGAGAAGTATAAGGGAATTCGCCAACTTAACCTCGAGAAGCACGAAGACACCTATAATTTAGGTTATAATATCACAAGCAGGATTATGAATGATAAAACCGAATTGCCTAATGAGAATGTGGTATATAAGTTAATTAGGAGCCTGAAGAAAGAGCATTTCTTGAAGTATATCAAGACCTATTGCAAAGACAAGGAGATTTCATATACTACAAATCTTAACAAGATTGATATGAGGGAATTCCTTATGTATGCGCGCAGCGAACTTATCAGTGATTATAAAGATGAAATGATTGAAGGATGGACTGGCGATAAATGGGAAAAAGTAGAAAGCGCGGAATGCAGGATATATAGCGTCTAACAAAGTCCGACGAAGAGATGGCGGGGGGGATGTGTAAAGTAATGTATTTTATGTATGTTTTATATTTTTATGTTTTTTAGCAAATAGTTTTTGCATATTTCTTTCAAACTTATAGCGGAATATAAGTTCTTCCTTTGATAGCAACTCAGCCTCTTTTAACTTTGCAAATATAATCTTCAATAATTTCAACATTGTTATTATATATATTATTTATTTTATGTCATCATTTTTTTATACTGATAACATTTTAATATTATATTTATAATAATGTAGAATAAGGATAAAGATAATATGCCCTACGCAGCAGCCGCGAAAGTCCCTAAAGCAGCAGCAGCAGCAGCCGCGAAAGTCCCTAAAGCAGCAAAATCTAATGAAGATGTAGTAGATAAAAGACCATCGTCATACAATGTGCAATATACGCCGTCGCGACTAAATAAAACATCCGAAAAAACTAAAATAAAAGCGCAAATAAAGGATAAGATTAGTAAGGCAATTCGCAGTGTTAAAACATTTATTAATCGCGAATCATCCTCTACACCTAGCAGTTTAAAAATATTAAAAAAGTTAAATGATTTAGAAGAAAAAAAATTAGACAATTTACAAAATGATATGATTAAAATTGTTGAAGAAACTGCTATAGAAGACGTAGTTGTTACAAGCGAAGATAATGCGAGCAATAATGATATACTTACATTGTTTGGTGATGTATTCAAAAATATTACAATAGAACTACATAATGTAATAGGAAATACAGAGCAAACAAGAGAAATACTTGAAGAACCTAAAAATGAAGGGATACAAGAGAAGGTATTATCTAAAGAATTGCAAGGTAATGAGGAACTGAAGGAACTGAAGGAACCTAATATCAGTAGCCTAAACGCCATTTTAGAGGCAGTTGCTGATAATTTTTACGACCCTGATAATAAAAAGACGCTTAAAAAAGACCTTTCATTTACTACGAATATAAGTAAGGACGGGCAGTCCACTTTCACTATACGCGCAGTTTCTTTAGGGATTTCTGTTGATTATACTACAATGAAAGAATTTTTTGACAAAATAGCATCACGCATTGATTTTGCTTTGAATTTATGTTGGTTTATAGGATGTCCTGAAAATCTTGTTGCTGAATTAAAAACTTTTAAATCATTACACACTAACTATAATAAAAACCCTCGCAAAGTCTTTAGTATTTTCAAAAAAATTATAAAAATATATCTTGATAGTGAAAAAAATAAACCAAAACCTCGCACATATCCCATTATTAATAGCAATGGTAAAAGGTCGATTACAAAAAGGACACCTGAAATACCAGAAGCTCTTACATCACTATTACAATCTTCGGTATCTTCGGAAGGTGGCTATAAAAGGATGGTAAAAAAGGCTAAGAAGATTGGTAAATATAATGGCAAATACTTGAAAATAGTAAAAAGTGCTAAATTTAACTATAAGAGAAAAGCGGTGGGATATCCTCTCTAACAACTATGTTATAAGGGTGCATAATCATAAAATTATATTCTTTCGCCCACCTAGCGATAGTATAGTTATTAAATAAGTATTCGTCGTCTTCGCAATCTTCGCCGTCGTCGCAATCATAGTTATTCAATAATAATAAGGATACGATGCCTCTATTATTCATTTTACTAAAATACGCAAACATATCAATAACACTAATGTATTACTATTATGTAGTAGTATATATTTATATATTTAATGTTCGCGTGTTTTTACGTGGTCGCCCTACGCCTCTTAATATTTTGATATCTGCAGTATCTTCGATTATAGATGTTATTTCTTCATCGCTAACAGACAATGTTTCGATATTATTATCATTATGATCCATTGATATGTTATTATGGACATTATTGATAATGTTTTCAATATCAGCAGAGGGCTTGTGTCTTAACTCAGTAATATTTGGTGCTTGCCTCATATTTACATTATTAGACGCTGATTGCATCGAAGGCATCGACATACTGGATACAGGCGAATTTAATGTGTTGAACAAACTACTAACCATACCAAATAGTCCTGAACTGCTATCGCCCCCACTACTATAACTATTGCTCATTGGGATATTCTGCTGCTGTTGCTGTTGCGGCAGTGAAGCAGAAGAGGCTGATGGATAATTATTACCCATCACATATTGCTTCGCGGCAGCCTGTTGGAATTGCTTCATCAATTCAGGGTCTGATTTTAATACATTTTCTATATTTGGCATTGGCTGCTCTTTGAACATTCTGCTAGTAAGATGAAACATAAATGCGCTCCCCGACAATGAGATAAATAGCCTTAGTTCAGGAGCCATCTTTTTACCTGTCGCTTTGTATTTGTAATGCAGTTCTTCGAATATATCATCAAAATCATTAATATTCTCATTAACCTGTTCAGACCACCCATCTAATTTTATAGCAAACGGGTCATATCTACTATTCATATATTCAGTTCCCGAAATAAATGCCATTAGCATTTTTTGCTGAAATCTCACACTCCCGTCAAGTTCCTTTTCGCGTATTAAGCGATTATATTCAGCCCGCATTTCTTCCAAGTCGGAGTTCATATTAAACTTAAATGGAACCTTGAAGCCCTTCGATTCCAACCTATCTATTTGATAAATAATTTCCTTCTTCTCATTTAATTCATTCATAATAATTTCCTTAGCAGTTAAATGCCTATTTTTAGTTCCTCTCTTATAATCGCCATCATATTCGCTACCTCCGTCTTCCCCGTCTTCTCCGTCATCGTCTTCATCTTCTCCATCTTCTTCGTCTTCGCCGTCTTCTTCGTCTTCGTCATCATCGTCTTCTTCGTCTTCTTCGTCTTCTTCGTATTTACTTTGTGCTTTATATTTACTTGAAACTTGCTGGCTTTTCCCCGAAGCCGCCTTTCGATTGCTTGAACTACTTACAACACTACTTTCATCGCTTTCCTCCTTATATTTTGATATTTTAGGCGAACCCTTTCCTTTGTATATATTCTGCATATTTTTCATATAGGCACTTTTATCATAATCGCCATTAACTGAACTAGCTCGCGAAGAAGAACGCGAAGAAGACCTCGAAGACATAGAAATCACATCATCACTTATCTTATTTCTATTAAATAATGTATTATCATTCATAAAACTATTTTGAGACACTCTATTTTGCTTATTTGGTATATTAAAACCCATTTGTTTGCTTTTAAATGTATCTCTATTTAATTCAATCAAATCGTCATTTATATTATTAAGATTTAATGTTGTCATATTATATATTTAATTGAATATCAATTGTTTATATAATATTTATACTATTTAAACGTTTATTAATACGCGCGTTAGGTAGATTACGTATTTACATATTATTCTATATAATAAACTCTTGTGTATCATTATCTTTTATGTATCTATAATAAACACTTATCAATCCACGTATTAAAGAATATTTTACTGGATTTTTTGTATTTTTCTGGGTGGAACTGGGTGCATAATATGTTTTTTTTATAGTTATATGCAACAATTATTTTCTCACCAATCCTTTTAATAACCTTATAATTTTTGGGAACTTTCACTATATAATCTGTATGCGAAAAAAAATATTTATTTTTAGGAATATAGAAAGGGTGCGTTATGTTGAAACTATTGTAATACTTCATATATCCGCTTTTACAAGATTTTATAAATGATAGGTTCCCGTATTTGCTAATTAAATACTGAAACCCATAGCATATTGCTAGTATCGGTATTTTAGATTTAATAATACTTTCATCTATCACTGAATGAACGCCTTCGCCTATAAAATAATCAGAGCCAGTTATTATAATACCACGCACCTTCTTGCTTTTTAAGATATACTGGATACCATCGGCATCATCCCATTTTTTAAATATTACCTTGTTTCCCTCTAATCCATATAAAAACTTCTTTTTAATTTTTAAGCTTCTATATATATTCTGATCTTTATACATATTGATAACTAATATTATCATCGGTATCGTTTTGAATTGATATTGATATATATTATATAAAAAGAATATTAATTACTAATATAAAAATATGAAAATTCTTTTCTTCGGATGCAAAGGGTGGATAGGTAAGCAATTTGGGGATTATTTGAATAATCACGGGATTACATATATTGGCACTGACGTTCGAGCAGATGATGAAAAAGCAGTAGAGGAGGAGATTAAATTGTATTCGCCAACGCATATCATTTCGTTTATTGGACGGACGCACGGGGGCGAACATAATACAATTGATTATCTAGAACTGCCAGGAAAACTTAAAGACAATATCAGAGATAACTTGTATTCCCCTGTAATACTTTCAATTCTTTGCGAAAGATATAATATTCACTACACATATCTAGGAACAGGCTGTATATTTAGCAGCGACGACCCTACAACTAGCAGCGTTGGAGACGATGAACTCCCAACATTTTTTGGGTCTTCTTATTCAATTGTTAAAGGCTTCACAGATAGGCTTCAGCATATGTATTCAAAAAATACGTTGAACCTACGCATTCGAATGCCCATTGTAAATTTTGAGCATAATAGAAATTTTCTAAGTAAAATTTTCAAATATAATAAGATTTGCTCTATGCCCAATTCAATGTCCGTATTAGAAGATATGTTCCCAGTTATTATGGATATGATTATGAAAGAAACTACGGGCACTTTTAATCTAGTCAATAAGGGGCTTATAACTCACAATGAGATTTTAGAGATGTATAGAGAACATATAGATAGAGGGTTTGTGTGGGAAAATTTTAGCGTCGAAGAGCAGGATGCCATATTGTTATCAAAGCGTTCTAATACGCAACTATCGACTGATAAGTTATACTCGCTATATCCTGATATCCCTGATATTAAAACGTCAGTTGAAAAATGCATTAAAGAATATCATAATAAGTTGTAATAAAAAATGATATATAAAATTACATTATTTTTATAATATATTGATAAATATGGTTAAGATTAAATATGTTTGCGATATTTGTAAAGAAGATTTTACAAGGAAAGAAGCATATAATAATCATATGAAACAATGTAAGGGAACAAAAGAAGTAATGCCCGATAAAATATATCGTCTAAATTACATTGGTTCAAAATTTCAATTACTCGACTGGATTACAAGTAATATGAAGGAAAAAACAGGATGGACATCATTTGCCGATAAGAGAATTGGAGATATGTTTTCAGGAACAGGTATTGTCTCTTACCACTTTAGGAAACATAATGCTATAGTTATTTCGAATGATGCAGAATTATATAGTTCTATCATAACTCACGCATTTACACGCTCAATATATACTGCAAATTGTAAAAAAATAATAGATGAATTTCAGCAAGATATTCAAGATAATAAACATTCAACCACCATTGGGTTTATTACAACACATTATAGTCCTTTCGGGTCTTGCGAACGCAAATTCTTTACGATTGAAAATGCAAAACGCATTGACTATATCCGTAATAAGCTTGAATTAATTAAAGAAAGCCTAGCATTCGACGAATATCAATTTATCCTAGCATCTATACTTATAAGCGCTGATGCAGTAAGTAATGTTCCAGCAGTATATGGATGCTTCCTAAAGAATTTTAAAGCGAAGGCAATGAAAAATCTAAAATTAATGCCTATTCATAATAATACGTTGCAATCACACTATGCATCTAATACCAACAACAATGATGTTCTAAATACCGATTTTCTCGCATCTTTTGAAACCGATTTAGTATATTTAGACCCGCCATATAATGCAAGGCAATATTCTAAAAACTATTTTCCTTTGAATATTATTGCTAAAACACCTGAATTATTATTATCTGAATTACCTTTGAAGGGTAAAACAGGAATTCCCTCCGATTGTTTCATATCGCCATTTTGCAAAAAAGGAGATATAACTGAGAAAGCCTTTGAAACGCTATTCAAAGGATTAAAAACAAATTGGATATTTCTCTCTTATAATAGCGAAGGTATAGTTTCAAAGGAAAAGATGTTAGACATTCTAAAAAAATATGGGGATGCTTCGGTTATTGAGAGAGATTACAAAAGGTTTAAATCATTTGAATATAACAAAGATGTTGAAATTAAGGAATACCTATTCTGTCTAAAAGTTGCTGATAGTTAGATTATCTGCAAAGATATTCAAGAAATTTTCGTAGCTCCAGCGAATTGCCATATTCGTTCTGCTTTTTGTATGAAATTGAAATTCGAGCAAACTAAACTCCTTTTCATTAATTATAATTTTTAGCGTTGATGAATTCTTCCAATCAACCCACCCACAAGTCCATCTGAAAGAATATGAAGACCATACAATAGGTTGGTCTAAAGTAATATAACGTATTGTATCTTTTTCTTTATTATAGTAAATATTAGGGCAATCAAATGTGTATTCAACAATGATAGGAATGATTTTAATTATTTCTTTTTGAATATATTCTTTTAGTGCAAGTATTGTAGTATATTCAATTCCCAGTAAATCGCAGAATTTTTTTGGTTGAGATTGCCCTATAACTTGTGGTGCTACTTTTCCACCCCCTTTTTTTGTTGATTTTGCTGAAAGATGTTTGCTATTATCATCCACGCTAGTATAATCATACCGCGAACCCTTACGTGCCGTATGCATACACATTGGGAATATCTCAGTAAGTTTAGAAAGTCGCGGTTTTAGTTTTTCTGGTATTTCCATACCATACTTATATTTACCATCATATGGTATGCCATACGCTAAGCATATAGCCATTTCAAAGATTTTCCCAGTGTCTTCCGTTTGTAATACCATACTATCATATTCTTTTACGGATGGAATTATATTTCCGTCATTTTTCATCATCCCTCTTTTTGCGCAGCTGATATTCTATAAATACGAAGGTAATCAATTTTATATTACAAGCATTATTATAAAGACAAATATAAACCAAAAAAATAACAATAAATTACAAGATATCATAATATATACCAAACCTAATAATCAATAATCTTTTCAAACTTATTAATATAACTTTCTATCGTGCCGTCATTTGTTATAATAACATCATAAGGTATCTTCATATATTCTATCTCAGATATATGAGTTTCTTGTAATTCTAAGGTAGGATTTGGTCTAATAACCCTTATAATAACTATATCTTCTCTGCGTATCTTAGGGATACTAAAAAGCATCTCGTATTCGTGTATAAATCGAAGGTCGCTAATAACAAACGTTTGTTCTTCTGATGTA